GGGCCTGGACCGCAGCGAAGTCGTTGGTCGGCTGCCCGTTGATGGCGAACGTCGCCGGGGCGGTCGGGCTACCCAGGACGGCGGCCGGAACCTCGGGGATCGCCGGAACTTCGCCCACAACGGGCGGCTCCTCGACGGGCGGCTCGTCCGCGACGGGCTCCTCGACGGGCGGCTCGTCCGCGACGGGCTCCTCGACGGGGGGCTCGTCCGCGACGGGCTCCTCGACCGGAGTCTCGTCCACGACGGGCTCCTCGACTGGGGCGGCCGAGTGCTCGGCCGGCTTCTTGGGTGCCACGTTGTCCTCCTCGATGACGAGCAGCAAGGCTCCGTCAGTCTGGGTCTTGGAGTAGAGCCCCTCCACAGCGGGGATGTCCACGAACGCGAAGCCCATGAACACAGGCCAGTACAGCGCCTCGTCGTTCGTCTCGTACATGCCGATCTCGGACGACCGAGCTCGGAAGGTTCCACGACCGATCTTGCCAGCCGCGTCGGGCTCGGTGATCTCGTAGGTCGCCAGGAGGCGGCCGGTGTTCTGATCGAACTCGAGACCCTCGATGTAGCCGATGACATCGCCGCCGCCGCCGAAGATTCCGGGGTGCCCGTCACGGACGGGGACGTTGGGCAGGATGCCACGACTCTTGAGAAGGTCGAAGTTGAAGACCATCTGCATCAGGTGTTCGGGCTCCCAGGTCATCTGCTGACCCATCGAGTCCTTGAACGTCCCGGCCTTGAACACGGCCATCTTCTCGACCACGAAACCGCCGCGAGCGGTGGTGCGAGTGACGAGGCCAGATGTCGCGTTCTCAGACCCGAAGCACGCATTGACCTTCGACATGCGAGACAAACTCGCAGGCGTAAGGCCGCGCTCGGTCAGAACGGTCACCGTGGAACTCCTCTCAGGTGCTCGGATTGAGAGATTACTTGAGCGCCTGGGGCGCTCGCAAGCATTGGATCGAGGCTACTCGCCAAGGTCTACACCAGATGGTAGGGCCTCGCGACGCAAATCAACACCATCGGGCTGCCTGATTGTCACAGAGTTCCACTTGAGGCACTCGCGACACCTAATGCGAACCTTGCCACTGGTGAACACGATCTCGGTGTAGATGCGGGACTGCTTGTAGACCTTGACGTGGATGAACAGCGCTCCGCCAGCGTCGCGGCCGTACTTGGCGAGCAGCGGCCGGCGAGCGCAAGGGCAGCGGAGGTCACCTGGGCTCGACAAGCGACTCGATCTCCGTCTGGAGCATCCTCTCAAAGAGCTCCATGAAGCCATCGACTCCGGCCGCGCCGAACGCCTCGGGTCCGATGGAGATGACCTCGCGCATCCAGTCCTCGACGCGCTCGTACAGCCGCTCGGTCATCTCGTGCGCGGTCACCTTGTCGGCACCCTCGGCCACCAGGGACTGCTCGAACAGTCGGCGGTAGCCGAGGCTCGGGGCAAACGACACCCCGAACGTCCCACGGCGGAAAGCGTTCTCGACCTGCCCACGGATGCGTGCGGTGACCTGCTTGCCCGCCTTGCCAGGAGCGTCTGCGCTACGCGGCGCGTTCTTCGGCTTGTTCCGGTCGTCGCGGATACGAACCCGATCATCCTTGCCAGCAGTCGGGTCGATGGTCGGGTCCGAATCGTCAGTGTTCGGGTCGTCAACGCCAAGCGTCGGGTCCGGGTCGTCGTCCGGCTTCTGCAAGTCGCTGATGTCCTCGAGCGAGAGGCCGATGATCGAACCGAGCTGCGCGATGTCCGGCTTGATGTCGCCCTTCGAGACGAGCGCCTGAACGACGGCGCGCATCGTCTCGACGTTCTCCTTGCCCAACTGACGGAACTCCCAGGTAGCACGCGGAGCGTTCGGGCCGAAGTTGTAGTCCTTGAGACGCTTGACGACGTAGAAGTCGATGTACTCCTTCATGTCGCCGGCCAGGGCGTTGAGCATCCACAGGTACATCTGCATCTGCTGGACGCCGAGGCTGTACGAGCCGCCGCCGCTCGCGCCGCGCAGCAGCAGGAACGGCGTGAACAGGCCGAGGGTGATCTCCTCGTCGAGCCGACTGAGGTAAGCCTCGAAGTCGGCTCCACGCATCTGCGATTCGAGGTACTCGATGTCGTACAGGTAGTCGCTGTTGCCGGTGCCGCCGCCGCCGAAGTTGTCCTTGTCGGAGGGGAGCACAACCACGCCGCGCGACCGCAGTTGAGTCAGGATGTCCAGCATGGCATCGCGGCCGTTCACCGTATGGCCGCCGACCTCGATGTCGTCGTCGTAGGGCGCGCGACCGACGGGCAGCGGCTCACCGAAGCGCTCGAAGTAGCGGTTGGCGAACAGGTGGATGATGGTCGAGAAGTACCAGGGGGTGAACGCGGCACGCAGGAGCTTCTTGCCGTAGAAGTCGCCATTCTCCATCAGCAGCGAGTACCAGACGGTGTTCTCTGGCGGGATCGGCCAGTCGGGACTCGCCATGTGCTTGATGCCGTCGTAGACCTTGAACTTCGGTGGCATCCGGCCGGGCGGGGCGTAGCCCTCGACCTGCTTCCAGTTGACGCGCGACTCCTCGGGCGGCAAGTCCTTGAACTTGGAAATCACGATGCCGCCGCGACCGCTGCCGGCTTGGGGGTCGTTCTCGTACTCGATGACGATGGGCGAGTAGCCAGCCCAGTACGCCTGGGACAGCGCGCGGATCATGCGCGTCCAGACCTGCCGGATGTTCTCCTCGATGAAGTCCGAGATCTTCTCGTCATCGCACTCGATACGCCAGTCGAGGCGGTGAAGCATGAACTGCAGGACGGTCAGGGAGGCGTTGACTTGGTAGTGGTCGCGCATGACACGGAAGTCCTGCAGCGTCAGCCGACTCAGGTCAAACCCGAGTACGCCGCCGCCAGGCATCGTCGTGTAGTTGAGGCCCTCACGCCCCGCCCAGTTGCCGAAGGCTGGACCCGTCTGCGGGGCCGGGGCCTTCTTGAAGGCGTTCGAGTGGATGGGCTGACCATTCGGCCCCAGTAGCGCGCTCACAAGTCCTCCTCTGAGGCGTAGCCAGTAGGCTACTTCGTCCTGACAGGGCCGTCCCAGCGAGGTCCATCTAGCGGATTGCCGATGGTCGTCGGTGGGGCCGGAGCCGACATTCCGGCCAGGCTACCGAGTGCAGGGTGGTAAGGGCCAGCATTGGGAGTCCCCCAGGGCGAGCCGCCGTCTGTTCCGGTCGCCTCCCTGCGCTGTCGGTACTGGTCGAGCGAGGTCACGCTGCGGCGGAATGAGCGGTCCCCCATGAGGGTGTAGACGCACCCCGCCATCGCGTCCGCCACGTCCTTGCTGCCCATCGGCGGGTGATCGACCTTCTTGCCGTTGTCGCTGAGCTCTGCGAGTTCCTTGTAGGCGATCTCGACTCGAGTCGTGTCCCCACGGTTCATGTAGACGAGGTACTCAGGGAACTCGATACGGTCCTCGTAGAGCGCGTCGCGCAGGTCGTAGTACGGCAGCATCTGCTTGTCCACCGAGACGTGATCCGTCTCAAACCGGCGCTTGCGGAGTTGCTGGAACGTGTCCTGGGACTGGAACCCGTCCATCGTGACCCGCTTGATCTTGAACTTGAGTTCGTCGCGAAGGTGGTACACGAACCGGCGCACATCCGAGAGCATGATCTCGCTACCAGGCAACGCCTTCATCCGGTAGAGCAGGTCAAACACGATGTAGGGCTTCTTCTCTCCGTCGATCTCGACGATCTCGCGGACGTGGCCCATCGCGATGCCGAGCGCGTCGCCGTTGGCGCTGTACGCGAGGTCAAGGTGGACGACGCGGCGCAGGCTGTCGGTGGCCTTGAACCAGTCCTCGAACGTGCCATCGGGGAGGACCGGCGTGGTGTAGCCCTCGTTGCTGGCCTTCCAGCGGTCGCGCGCCTCCTCGACCTTGTGCGTGAGGCTGATGAACGGGTCGCCCACGGTGGGCGGGATGCCGGCGAGGTCGCGCAGCGCCTTCTCCGGGTTGATGTCAAAGTCCTTGCGGTAGAGGTTCGGCACCTCGATGAACCGCTCGGGATCGAGCAAGGCGGCGGCCTTCGGCACTTCCGACTTCTTCTTAGCGTCATACCAGAACGAGTCGCGCTCGCCGTCCTCGGTCATGAACTTGTCCCAGCCCAGCGACTCCCAGATCGTCATGCGCCGGGCATAGGCATCGTCGTCCTTGCGGTACTCCTCGTACATCTGGGCGGCGAAGCCGTCCGACTTCTTCATCTGCCCGATGATGAGGATGAACCCTCGGTCCCCGAACCGACTGGTGATGCGGGCATGGATCGTCTCGTACCCAGCCCGCGCGTAGTCGCGGTTCACGGTGACCTTGTGCGAGTCGGCCTCGTCGAGGATGCCACCCAGGATGTTGTAGCCCTCAAAGGTGGTTTCCTGGCTGTCGCCCGGCAGAATCCACACGTCCTTCTCGAACCTGATCTGGTTCTTGTAGGTCGGGTCCATCGGATGTCCGTCTCGGAACCAAGGCGAGTGCTTGATGCGGGCCACGATGTCACCGAACAGGACTTCTCGAGCCTGGCCCTCACTGGTGGACATCTGCATGAACGCGATGCGCGAGCCGGGCAGCAGATCAAAGAACCCCTGGGGGTCCTTCAGGCACAGCACCCAATGACACAGGTAGGGCAGCACAATGGACGCGATGGTGGTCTTGCCGATACCGATGCCGCCCGTCAGCATGGCCTTGGCGAACTTGGTGGGCTTTCGGCTGTTGATCTCGTCGCCCATGATGTCCGCGAGCGACTCCTTGATGGACTCGCGCACGCCGTCAGCGATGTTCAGGTAGTCCGGTCCGAGGAACTCCTGCAGCGTGGCGGGTCGCTCAATGAACTCGGGATTATCCCGAAGCCACTCAGCCTCGGCCGCGATGGCGGCCGGGTCGAATCGAGTCACTCGAATACCGGGATGGTCCCGTAAGGGAAGTCTGGGTTCTGGGTCATCGCGTCGCTGAGAGCGAGGGCCTGGTTCTCAAAGGTGGACTTGCTCTTTGAGACAGCCTTGTCGCTCTTGCTCTTGCGCTCCCATGCCCACTCCCCGGCGTCGTTCCTCCGAACGGCAACGGTGTCCGTCTTGCTCTTTGCCATCAGAACTCCTCGACTATCGTCCCAGCGATGACCTGCCTGTCGGCGGCAGGGCTCAGGACGTTCTGAACCATTTCAGGGGTGATCTGCGAGCGCGGGATGCCCTGCTGCTCGAGTTCACGGACGATGCCGGCGACCATCTGCTTCGGGCTCGCGCCTTCCGTGATGCCGACTTGCCCACCATTGACGAACACGCCGACCTTGGGGCCGCCGTTGAGCGCCGGGTTCACGAGCTTCGCGAGCTTGACACCGTTGCCAAAGAGGCTGTTCAGAATCTTGGTGACCTCGGGGTCGAGTTCGCCGCTCAACTTCTCGTCCTCGACGCCCTGTTCGGCGCGCTCGGCTTGCTTCATCAGGATCGCCTGCAGGCCGTCGATGATCGTCTCGCTGTCGCGGGTCTTGAACATCTTTGCGAGTGCGCTCATCTCACTTCCCTTCACAGAGCAGGCCGCCCCTTCGCGGTACGCCTTGCAGGATGCCGTGAGTGAGCACGAGTCGCAAGCAATCATGTCACCTTGGCCCGGCTTGGTGCCCTTCGGCAACGCAGACTCTCGTCCGCGCGTACTGACGGTGCTGACCTCGATGACGTTGCCGGGCGCAACCTTGAAGTCGATGTTCTCGTGCCAGTGCTCGGCCGCCCACTGGGCCGACCTGATGTTGAAGATACATCGGTTCCGAGGCACCCCAAGATCGACCGGCGCGAACCCCATGAGCTTCGTCCACATCGGGATCGCGCTGGTGTGCTCGTGGGCCATCTCCTTGCCACTCGGCAGGATGACCTTGCCCTTGTGTGCGGGTGTGCGCGGGTCCACGTCAGCAGAGCGAAATCCAGCCCCGAACATGAGTCGGTAGGAGTAGAGCCCGTGAATGTGGAAGATCACGTCATCGTGCTCGGCCTGAAGGTCGCGCAGCATCCTCATGAGCGACCTGCCTGGTCCGGTATTGGACGGAGGCAGGTTGGTGAGCACGATCCGGTGCTCCTGACCCAAGACCGGCCGGTACATCACCTCGAGCGCGGTAGAAGAGCACGCGACCTCATCCTCGCCGGCCGGGCGGTCGATCATCTCTTCGAGGCTGGTTCGGTCGTCGTTCTCGTAGTCCCACACCGGATAGACCGCACTTGGAGACATAAGAGTGTCACCTGGCCGGTACTCAGGGGCTCCTGCCCACGCGACGCCGATGGCGCGGTACTTCAGGACACTCGGGAAGTAGGTGTTGCAGAACTTAGGAAGGTCGTCGATGCCCTTCTTGACCATGACGCCCCAGTCAAAGACGATGTTCGAGCAGCCGGACTCGACCACCTCACGGATGTAATCGTGGGGGTTGCGGAGCCACATCTCGGTCGCCATCACGATCACGGTACACCGCAAGATGGAATCGCTGCTAGTACCACATACCGATAGTGCTCTGATGCGTGACGGAGCGCCCCGCCAGCGATACGGTAGGAGCCTGCCCTGCTTACGGAATCAGGGCGGCCTACGGCGCGACGGACTGCGCCACGCACATCACCAGGAGGTGAACTCGATGACCCCTGATGAGATTGAGGCACAGGCCAGGCAGTTGGCAACCACCTTCATCGCCCGCAAGGACGTGAAGGCGGTCCAGTACCCCGGTGGCTACACGCCTGAACACAGCAAGTGGACGATGGACGACCTCCGCGCGCATGTCGCCGGACGCAAGTCCTTCGGCCACTACTTTCTCTCCCAGGACAACACCTGCAAGCTCTTCGCGTTCGACATCGACCTCGACAAGACGGGCCGATGGCTGGAACTGAACATGGACGCCAAGACCGAGGACGAGATGGTTCTCACCCACCACGACATGAATCCTCGCGAGGTCTGGAGCCCGCTCGAGGACATTCGTGGCCGCGAAGGGCAAGCCAGCGTCTACTACACCGGAGTCTTGCTGCAGATCGCTCGGCTGCTCGCGATGGAAGTGCGTTCGCTGCTCGGAATCCCGACGGCCATCGCCTACTCTGGCAACAAGGGCCTCCATGTCTACGGCTACACGGGCGAGGTCCAGGCCAGCGAAGCGCGCGATGCCGCGCTCGCCGTACTGGCAGAGAAGGGTCGCTTCAAGGCGTCTAGGGGGAACGTGTTCTTCAAGTCCTCCGACGTTGACTTTGAGTGCGTCACCATCGAGGCGTTCCCGAAGCAGGTCAGCCTTGACGGAAAGGACCTCGGGAACCTCATGCGGCTGCCGCTCGGCAAGCATCTGAAGTCGGGCAACCCAGCCTTCTTTATCGACACGACCGCGCAAGGCGCGATCATTCGACCGGACGGCGACCCCGTTACGGCCATGACGAAGGGGAACGTCCTGTGAGCGAACACGAGTTGATCGAGGGGGGGTGCGCCGTGATCGCTAAGGATGGAACTCGCTTGGGTTGGCCGTATGCCGAGAACATTGGACGTGCCCTCTGTACCTGTGGGCACGCATCTGAAGTTCTTTGGCGGAATCGCCAGCGGATCGCCTGGTTCCACTCCCACGTCCGCACGATTGCCGCAGAGCAGAAGGCGCTGGTGGCATCTTGAGCGAGGAGTCGTTTAGCGAGCGCCTCGCCAGGATCAAGCGGGAAAAGGAAGCAGCCGGCCTCAGTCTTGTCCCCGAAGGGGTCAAGGTCAAGGAGCCTGCGACGCCGCGAGCCCCCAAAGAGGCGTTCGACCCCGACCTTGTGCCCGAGATGCCCTACGAGCGCACAGAGCAGGACGAAGAGCTCGACGGAATCATCGACGGCATCGACATCCTCGAGGCGTACCGCCGATGGTGCGGAAAGATGGAGCCGAGGGTCGGCAATCGCCGCGAGAGCATCATGGTGTCGTGCCCGAAGCCTGAGCACCCCG